CTCGCCGCAGAGCTGAAGTCAATGTGAACAGCTACTGGGCCAAGAGGTTAAATATAGGGGAGGGGGCCACCCCCTGTCACGTATTAGGATTGTTCCAGGATTCAAGTGAAGATGGTGCATATCCAGTCATGGTATGTGAGTTAGACGACGGCCGCGTGCTTACGCAGTCACCAGAGACAATTAGGTTTGTAGATACTGAAGAGGAGGCGCCACTATGACATATATACTAATATCATTTGCGTTACTTATGGCGCTTATATGCTTGGGTAATGGTATGAGAAAAGAAGCTACAAAGTTTGACTTAATTGCGAGCATGGTGTTCAGTGTTGTATTCTTCGTGTTAGCAATTTTAATACTGATAGGAGGTACGATATAATGCTTGTAATAGCTATAGATGGCGCTTGTCGCAGGAATGGCAAGCCAGATTGTGTGTCAGCTGGAGGAGTATTTACAATGTGTATGGATGAGAATCTTAACCTCATCAACACCACGCTGCTAACAAATTATGAATTGGAGTCTACGAATCAACGTGGGGAACTACTAGCTTTGCTTACGGCCTTAGACTATGTATATGAGGCTCAGCAGCACGCTCAGATCATTACTGACTCTGAATATCTGTTTAATACTATGACTAAGGAATGGTGCAAGAACTGGATGAATAAGGGTTGGATAACGGCCTCAGGAACACCAGTTAAGAATAAAGATATTTGGGTTGAGATTATGAATGCTCAAATGAGATGCGAGAAGGCCGGCTATGAAGTTACCTTTTATCACATCAAGGGTCATGCAGTATCATTTGGAAAAGTGACAGCTGGTAAGCTTATAAATCAAGACAGCTCAGGAAGGCTACTGTATGACGCAATCAAGACACGTGTTGAAAGCGCTACGCTTAAAGAAGGCATGTATGACCAGATTGTAGAGCTATCCGTGAAAAATAACGGTTTTGTGTTAGACACAGACACACTCAATAGATTCATAATAACTAACACTGTTGCAGATGCTGTGGCAACAAAGTGCGTAGAGGCAGCAGATGCCTTAGTGAAATAAAATTTAGCCGTAAAATGCAGCATTTACTTATTCCATTAAATATGATATAATTATAAATATAGAGGTTAAAAACCTTTATAAATACAAGTAAGGGGGTCTTTTCATTATGAAAGACAAAACTAAAGACTTGGTAGTCAAAGAAGAAACTACCGAAGTAGCAAATCAAACTGGGATGCCGCTTGGCTTTGAGGATGACGATGCCAATGATATGATTATCCCACGCGTCAAGGTGATCCAAACACTAAGCCCTGAACGCAAGGACAAAATCGCTAATGAGGGCGACATTATCAATTCACTCACTAAAGACAAACTCAATGGTAAAGTATTCATTCCTGTATTTAAGTTCAACAACAACATCTGGTGGAGAGATCGTTCAGACGGAGGCGGTATTCGTTGTATCGCTAGAGACGGTAGACTCGGCACAATGTCCGATGGAACAAATTTAGTATGTGCATCCTGTAAGCGTTGCGAATTTGATAACACTAAGCAGGGCAAGGAATCGCTTCCTACATGCACGAAATACATTAACTTCTTCGGATTCTTTGCTGGCGAGCGCATGCCTATCATATTAAGCTTTGCAAAAACAAGCTACAATGAAGGCAAGAAGCTTTATAGCTTAGCTAAAGTAACAATGCAAAACATGTGGAACTATGGTTATGCGTTGAATGAAAAGCTTCAAGCTAAGGGCGGAAATGAATGGTTCATATGTGTACCTACTCCAGCAGGTGCCACTGAAGAGTCTGACAGGGAATTTGGCCTATCACTGTATAAGATGTATCGTAATTCAATTCAGAATCTTGAGTACGATATTGAAGAGAACACTTCAGCTAGTACCGCCGCTCCAAGCATAGAAGCAACAGAATTCTAATCAGTTCTGCAAAGGGGTGCAGATGCACCCCTAATCTTTTTGTGAGGGGGTGTGCAACATTAGATGGAGTGACTATACGAACAGGATTCTAGCCGAGGTTGACACTGAAGCATTTTTCCTGAGCATACTAAACAATGTACAACGCAGAGGTCAAGAATGTAAAGCAGAATGTCCCTTCAAAGACCTACACGAATCCCAAACAGACAACAATCCATCTCTTACAGTTAACTTGTCAAAAGGTGTGTACTACTGCAACAGCTGCCATTCCAAGGGCAACATCCACACAATGCTTCGTTCAATAGAAGGTTTGTC